GTGATCAAAGATGAAAGAGGTCTATTCTCTCCTAAAATAAGTCTATCCGGTGGAATAATTTAAATTATATAGGATTTATAAAATGGCATTACCAAAGTTAAACTCAACACCCACATATGAAATAACTATACCCTCTTCTGGACAAAAGGCATCCTACAGACCATTTTTAGTGAAGGAACAAAAATCACTATTAATTGCCTATGAAACTCAAGATAAGAAAGATATGATACGTTCAGTAATACGTACCATAGAAGCTTGTGTAGAGGATCCCATAGAAGAAAAGCTTACCACTTTTGACGTTGATTACTTGTTCACTAAAATAAGAGCAAAATCTGTTGGTGAAACTGCCGAAGTTAAAATAAAATGTTCGGAATGTTCCGAAGAAAATGAAGTTATAGTAGATTTAGATAAGGTGGAAGTTGTTGGAGAAATGTTAGATCCTTTAATACCTATAACTGATGATGTATCAGTCAAAATGAAATATCCGTCTTATGAAGATTTCTTGACGAATGATACTATAATGAATACCGAATCTGAAATGGAAGGTGTTTTAGAACTATCAGTATCGTGTATAGATTCTGTTTTGACGGAGGATGAAAGAATCTCTCTAAAGGATGAACCCAAAGAAGAGGTTGTGAATTTTATAGATTCTATGTCAGGAAAACAATTCGAAAAGATAACGACTTTTATCAGCTCTTTGCCTAGGTTATCTCAAGATATAGAATTTGAATGTTCAAATTGTTCACATAAAAATAATATAACCTTAAAAGGAATGGACGATTTTTTTTGATAAATCTCTCTCATGATAGCTTGATGAATTATTATCAAGTGAACTTCCAATTGTTAAATAATTTTAATTACTCTTTGGAAGAAGTCGAAACAATGATTCCGTGGGAGAGAGAGATTTACTTAACAATGTTAATAGAAGATATAAAAGAAAAAAACGAAAGAGCGAAGCAACAGGGATAAAAAATGACAACTCTAACTGAAGTCTCCGAAGGTCTACAGACTATCAATAAAACTCTAGATGAACAAAGTTCTCATGCGTTAGATAACACTGTGGATCTGATAAATTGCATAACAAAAATGAATTTAGATGTTTATCGTGGAGCACAAACACTAAGCAGAATTTTTGGAGTAATGGGTAAGATAAGTAGAGATTTGTCTAAAGGTAAGTCCAACGAGGGAGATGACCTAGAAAAACAGATAGAACAGGACGCACATAATCAAAAAATGCTTGAGATATTGGGTCAATTAAATGAAAACCTATCTGAAGATAAAAAGAAACCTACTCCAGAAAAGAGTGGGGGAGGAAAGAGTTTTGTCGTACTGGGAAAATTTGCTTCAATAGCCGCCATTTCAATAGGAGCATTTGCAGGAGCAATTGTTGGAGCAATGAAACCCCTAATGTCCCTTACTAAGTTTGTTGTTTCATTAGTAAATAAAGTTAGGAAATTTTTTACAACAAAAATGTTATCTTCTGTAGCTGGTATGATAGGAAATATGGTAAAAGCGGTATTCGAATTGGGTATAGAAAAACTAAAAAATGGTTTCAATTTTGTAAAAAACTTTTTACAATCAGCAGCTGTTGATTTAGGAAAAAAACTTAAAGCAATATTTACTGAAGGTAAATTAGGAAAAGCTGTAGCTTTTATAGGTTCTAAGTTTAAATCTGTAGGAGAATTGTTTACCAAAATAGGTAAAGGATTTTCTTCATTACAGTCTAATATTGAAGTTCTTAGAAAAACTCTATCCTTTGGAGGAGGTGGTGGAAGTGGAAGTATTTTTTCTAAAATAGGACAAACATTCACTAATTTACTTGCGAAATTTGGTAGTTTCGGGGCAGCTTTAGGGAATGCTTTTAAATTAGTTTCTAGACTATTTGCTCCAGTAGTGGCTGGAATAATGTTAATAAAAAATATTTTTGAAACAGGATTTTCCTTTGAGACAGTAAAAAATACCATAGATGACTTAGTAAAGTTTTTTATTATCGATATGGCAGATATGATAAAAAACGTTATATCTTGGATATCAGAAAAATTAGGATTTACTGGAATTTCAGAATCCTTAAATTCATTTAAATTTGCAGATTTATATGAAGATTTAAAGGCATTCTTTGTCAGATTAAAAAAATTCTTTAGTTTTACTAATTTAGGATTACTAGCTAGGGGAAAGGAATCCGCTATGTCTTTTTCGGAGTTGTTTACGAATAATGGTGAAGGAAAAAATATTTCATCTGGTTTAGAAGGAACTCAATCCGATACTTCATCAGAAGCAACAAAGATGATACCAGATCAGGGATCTAAATTGAAGGATGGCATTGATACAACAAACGAAATCTCTAATTCTAGAGCATCGACTAATGCGGTATTTGCACCTTCTAGTAATTCAACCAGTAATGTCAACAACAGCACTAGTTTTGTAAGTAATGGTTTATCTTCACACGATTCTATGGACCCATTTATGGGAACAAGAACTGCATAAAAAAGGGACTCTTTCGAGTCCCTCTTCGTAACACATGACACCGAAAATTAATCTTCAGCGGCCATCTTAGCAAAGTAAGATAGAGTGTCTTCCTCATCAGAGGCAGACTGAATCTCTGGTGTGGGTGCTTCAACAATAGTAGGTTCTCCTACTGCTTTAAGAGGAGCAGACTCAGCGGACTGACTCAAGGACTCATTCTTAACAGTTGAACCAACACCAGTAGACAGCCCAAGGACCATCTCTAGTTTTTGCTTTAACTCATCATAAGACTTATACTGACTAGAATCTGCATATTCTGAGATTTCGTGCATAGAGTTGTATGCAGTCGTAAGTGCAGTCTCATTACCTTCTAATAATGCAGAAGGAGACTTGAACTCTGATTTGTCATAGTTACGATAACCGGCAACATTCCGAATCTTAAGTTCAAAGTTTGCACCACTCTCATGGTCAAATGGGTTTACTGGAGTTTCGCCAGGGAATTCTGGTTGCATCAAATCCATAATCTTATCAAAGATCTTCTTACCATACTGGTACATAAAGACCTTTCCATTGTTAGATGGGTTTGAAGGATCATTCAACACCAATATGTTAGAGACGTAGTGTAACCGACGCTTTTGTTTACGAGCAGTTTCCTTATCCTCCTCAATACCTGAGTTCCATAGTCGTGAGTTTAACTCACCTACAGGATCATTCTGACCAATACTGGTCAAAGACTTTTCGATATACCACTTACCAGTTGGTCCCTTAAAACCGTGATCCCAGTATCGAACCCAAGGGAGATCCATACCTTCCATCGCAGGCAAGAAACGAATAACAGCATAGCCATTACCAGAATCATCTACAGTGGGTTTCCAGATACGGTCGTCTTGGTACTTATTGGTTTGTTGAGTTGCGCCAGACGCTTCGTTTGCGGCACTGACGAGTTTTGAGATGTCCATAGAATTGGACTTTAGACTTGCAAAAGACATATATATTTCCTTAGTATTAACAGTGTATTAAATTGTATTGTGGTTTATTATACCACACATCGTATGTTTTGTAAACTATTATTTGGCGTTTACTACTATATTTATACATCTAATGTATTCATCTTTGGCAAGAAATTCAAAGATCTTGCCTCAGCTTCAACATTTTCGAGAATAGCTTTATTGAGGTACCGTTTGACATCTTCGGGTTCAATATTGTTTTTCTCACATACGTGTAATATAGCATCCATGTAACTAAGTCTCTTTGTGAAAACTGTGGTCTCTATAAGTTTACTAAACGCTTTCTTGTTCAGAAACTTGTTTTCGTCCTCGGTTCCTTTCGAGACTTCTACTTCTTTGATACTCATCATCCATCTCCTTTGTCCAGACTTGTCCACCAAGATCAGGGTAATAAAATCCTACTGTTCTTTTAGGAAATCCATCTGGATGGTATGCTAGGGTACGGACTACAGTATTCATGCGACCTTCACGGTGTCGACCATAACGAGAGTCATGGTAGATACCACTCGCAATATACTTCTTAAGATTAGAAAGGTAAACTTCCAGATTAATATATTCTGCACGTTCTTTTCTGTCCTTGGATGTTTTCTTAGCCTTAGTTGATTTCAACTCAGTCTGTATTTCCGTTATCCAACCCTTCACCTTCTTCCAATGTATAGGACTATCCTTATCCATGTCACGAAGATTTTCATGTACTGACTTAGATCCATCGTGACCCCGAGCTTCACGTGCTTTTGCAAGTCTCTCGACCGCAGCTGCACGTTGTTCTTCTGTCATTGGTTTCCTAGGCATCTTACTTAGTCCAACTTAGGGTTCTACTACTAAACTCTAGGACAGAGTCTAATCTAAACGAACGCCAACCTTCAGCATTCGTATCATAACAACGGACAACCTCACGATTGACCTTTGTCTTTCCATTAGGATCAACTTCCTGTTTTCCAATAACAGACTCTTCAAGAGTACAAGTCATGTCACGGAAATCTCCATTAACCTTCATGAATTTTACGTTACCTCTACCGCTTTGTAACGCACGTACAACATCATCATATAATTCAATCATATCAGATCTCCAATTAAAATCTATCGTATTCTTCATCTTCTTCAGACTCGGATTCTTCGTCGCCAGAAGTTATGAACTTTAAGAAATCATCATTACCATCTAACATAATAATAACCATTTCAATAGATCGGATAAGGTCTTCGATGTTTTTGATGACAGCTTCATCCTTATCTTCCTTTTCTACTTCAGTGGCGTAATCCTTACACACATCAAGATAAACTACTCGCATAAACTCACGAGAAATTAACTCGACATCATTACGTGGGTAGTTACCCAAATCAATAAGATTATCCATCTTAATTCCATTCCTCTTTTACATTTGCATTGTAAATATCACCGTAATGAGCTTTAGCATATTCACCAGCGTCACTCCAAGATATTCGCTCTTTATGATCTTGACGATCAATTCGTATAACTTCTTCCGTTAGTTTTTTAGAACTATTTTTCAAATTACGACCTTTCTGCACTTTTTTAGCTGCTCGTCGTATCATAGCGTATCGTTCTTCCTTACTAATAGTTGCTGTCATATTATCCTCACTTTATCCATATTAAAATTTATGTCGATTCCATACCAATAAATAGGAATCTTCGTATATCGACATATGTTACACATTATAACACAATAAAACATTATTGTCAAGTGTTTTATTTGTAGTCTCCCGTTTTTTTAGCTTCTTTCTTCTTGTCGGTATGAGTAGAAGGACGATTAAACTTCTCCATATTCTTAGCTACTGGATTACTGAAGTCTTTTATCGTGTTCTTTCGACCACTCCTTTTAGATTGAGAACGTCCCATACTACCTCCTCATACTCGCGTGGTCTTTAGCTTCCTGATCGTTTATAATAGGAACCATATTAGATTTGTGCATGGTACTTATACCTTTAACTAGAGTACCAGTATAGACTGATCTCTCTTCCTTTGTGGTGTGCACAGTGCCACAATCCACAGATTGGTATACTGGTGTGGGCCTACGATAAGGTTCGTTTACCACTTCCATAGGAACAAATTTGGGGGTGGGTTTCTTCTTGGTAGTCCAAGCATTAAAGGATTTCTTTCGACCACTAGGGTAACATCTCATATTTCCATGTTGCATATATACGCTCCCATTCAAATAATAAGTACATTATACACGCATAAACAACAAAAGTCAAGGTTTAATTTGTATAAATATACGCATGACAGAACAATTATTTGACTTTGGTTTCACGCTAGTAAACGAGGAAGAACTTGAGGCGGTGCAACACGCTTCTTCTAAGTTGGAATCCGTTTCTTCTACTGTGGACGCTACACAAGATCGGTTAGACAGTTTGTTTAATGCGATCCAACCTCTTCTCAATAATCTAAAACAGAACCCTGAGAAGGAATATATTTTATGGCCTAATCGATTAAACAAAATCGAAGAATTTGAAAACTATATCCAAAATATCTACAAGGGAAATTAATAAATGTTTTTCAATACAAAAGACGAAACAATTTTAAGAGAGACCAACGAGAACGGTCCGGTCTATCAGTATGTTATGGGACATGAGAAAGAAGAGATGTCACGTAACCTAAATGGACAGTTAAACGATAACATAAAAAACAATAAACTTTATCTTCGTCATTCTTCTAACAGGGTAAATACTGTGGAAGAAGTTCTATCAAGATGTCCGATGTATTGTAACTTCCTAAGAACAAAAGATTATAAAAATATTCTTTTTGTTGGTCATTTTAATGACGGACAGACATCTTGGTTACTTCCTGAAGATGCCGCTCGGCATGTGGATCTTATGGCCCCAGAAAGAGCTCATTTAGATCAGGTATCGGACCCCAACATAGTATTACAGTTCATTCCTATGGTGTGGAAAATGTTTGGATACAAAGGCGAAATAAAGGTCTGTAGTCCATCAGAAAGTCGTCACCGAGGAATAATGCATTCCATGTATAGGAACAATGGTTTAAGATATTGTACTATAGAAAGCAATAAACAGTACCGTCACGGAATGGACAAATTTGAGTGGAATGTCAGTCTTCCGCCAAACACTGAAAAGTTTGATGCAGTGGTTTTCTTGGGTGTTCCTAAGAATGCCGGAGCTTTCGCAGAGATTGCGGTAAAAGAATGTTTTTCTCCGATATGTACTCCGGATTTTGATTTAGTAGATATGTACTACAATCAGGGAGATTCTGAGAAATTTGTTCTGGCTAGAAAGAAAGACAACACAGAATCCCTGACTACAGTCTTCTCAAATCGTAGCGAATGGGACTCTGATATAAAATCTTCTGGTGGTAGACCGGAAGAGTATATGTTAATGGATCGTATTATTTCAGTATATTAATGCTAAAATAAAAGCGACTGCACACCAAATTAGGACGTTTGGTTTATATAGCCAAACGTTCTTAAAGTCGTGTAAAGTATATTCAATAAAACTCTTCACTTTAGGCAGATTATCTTCTGCAAATTCTTTCATAATATCAATCATTTTTATCCTCTTTAGTAGCAATTACTTTCACGTTTTTTCCAATAGGAAACTTTATTTTATCATGTCTGTGATAAATTGTAAAGCTTATTTCTGAAAATTCTTTAAAAAAGTTTGACCAGATAGGTCTCCAGTTTGTGGCGAGTCTGTGAGTGTTTAAAGAACTTCTATCGGACTCTAATACCAGATCTGTACAACTTCTTAAATTTAGATCAAACATAGAATCAAATCCATATAGATGTACCTCGGTTGCTCGCATCTTTCTACAGGCATAATCTACTGCCATATGACCACAACTATAGTTGGTCGCTGCCTGAGATTTAGCGTGACCCGGCAGTTGTGCATATGGAGGAACATGTGTCCAAAATCCCTTAATATTCTGAGAGTATTTTAAGTAGAATGTTGGATTTTGTTCCATCCACCTTCTAGGTCTGTTCCCTAATATCCAATCATACATTCCTAGATTTACACTACCCTCTTGCAAGGCAGCCATCATCTTAAAGTCTACCATGCAACTAGCGTATACTTCTTGTTTAGTTAACTGCATTGGAGGCATATTACATACTAACAATTTACCTTCAGTTCCTCTCTGAAAGATATCCGCCCAATCACCATTACCTAAAACATTAACTCTCATTACAGACCCATCTTCTCAGCTAACATGGTATATTCTCCGTCTTCGCATTTTGGAAGACCGAGTTTCTCCATCAATAAATCTCTATTTACCAGATGTTCATCTTCGATGTCATCCTTAGATTGACCAAAATATGCGACAGCATAGTGATCTCGTATCATAATATTGTTTACTGTCATTTCTGAATCAGTTTCGTGATCGTAGACAACAAATTCTCCGAGGACTCTTCCGTACTTTCCTTTGTTGTCCAGTCTAGTGCGGAGTGTGCATTTCTCCCCCAATTTCTCTGTAAGAAACTTTGATGCAGTCTTTCCAAAGATTTTCTCGATAGGATCTCTCGTGCGCGACTCAGGAGTATCGATACCATATAGCCTAACGCGTTGATTAGCAAAAACGACACCAAAACCAAGATTAATGTCAACATCCACAGTATCACCGTCAACGACTCTAATAATTTTCGCACTGTATTCATACATTATTATTCTCCACCTTCTTCTTCTATGTTGTCATCAATAGTGACATTTCTATAATATACAATCACTTCTCCGAGCTCTCGTATGTATCTTCTTAATTCTTGTGTATTGGTTGACATCATTTTATAGTCTCCAACCGTCATAGCGACAAACACAACTTTACCATCATTCTTATCTTTCATCTCGTCTAAGAATCTATCTAAGTATGTATAACCCACAGGCCAACTGGGATTTTCTCTCTCATCCATGTCACAATCTTTCGGTCTTTTAAATCTCTCGTTACCCTTATCATCAAATCTCTTTGGATCAAATGATAATGTAGCTTTACAAGGATTCGCAACAACAACCTCAGATACAACATACCACTTGGGATTTTCCAATTGAATTGGTCTCGGTAGCGTCGGTTGTATTATCTCAATCTTTACAGGTTTTGTTATAACCTGAATTTCTTTCTCCCCAAACATATTTTGGAGAGTACTACAACCACTAAGGAGTGTCAGGAGCGTCAAGCTCACTAATTTTTTTACTGTCATTCTCTATATCCCCGAATACTTCTGCTGTTCCATTGTTAAATCTTATCTCCATAAGACCCGGCTTTACCTGTGAAAGTTTATCAAAATTATGTCTCGAAAATATAGCAAGATACTGATCTTTCTCCTGTTCTATTTGGCTATAATTTCTTTGTAGGTTTGTGAGAGATTCTCCCTGTTTCTCATAGGACCTTTGGAGAACATTTATAGTTTCTTTTTGTTCTTCGAATGCAGTTTCTAATTTTACTGCGTTTTCTTTTAATGTTTCATTCTCAGAATACAACCACCAAGACCCAAGTCCGAGAATCAGTATTATCCCTATGAATAGTTGGTTGAACATGATTTATTTTCCTTTCCAATTCTTCGATTATTCTGTAGTACTATATTGTAAGCTCTTGTTGCTTTGTCAGTTGTCATCATTAATGCTTCTATGGTCTTTCTTTGTGTCCCCATAGTCTTTTCTTGAATAGAGATTTTCTCTTCTAATGTTTCTATTTTATATTGAGAATACTTGTAATGAATACCAAAACAAACGCATATAAAAATACAAAATAACACAGAATACTTACTCATGACATCATACTCCTAATTTTATCATTACCCTTACTTCCGGTGTGATGGATAATAAGAGGGTTTTTAACCTCTATACCGTCCACATAATCCAATCTAAGAGAGTTAAACTTATGGGGTAGGGGTTCCATAACCCCTATCTTCTCTATTTCCGACATAGAGTAATGTAGGACTTGTTGATCACCCTCAATAGGTTTTTTTTCACAAGCCAATACCCAATTTCTCAGATTCCAATTTCTGTTGGTAAGTACAACACCACTATTGTACCAAGGTCCATTATCGGGTCTTCTTTTGGACCAAGGTCGATCTTGTACCATACCAATCTTATCCTCTACGTAGTAGTCAAATATAGAACTTATATCAGAAACAACTTCACAATCAGTATCTAACCAACAAACTAGTTTGTTTGGATATGTTGCCTCGTATATAGTCCTAGGTTTTTTGAACCAACCCTTCAGATCCTTTCCAACTAGATCCACTTTGTATGGAATATACACATCAACGTCAATGGACGAAAGGTGATCCAACATTTCTTCGGACATACCAAAATTAGCTACTCTTATGGGAGTACTATTGTTTCTAAAATAATTATTTAGAAACCAAGGTAGTTGCCATTCTGTATTTCTATCGCAACCTGTAAGAAATATATTATTCATACATCTATATACACATAGAATAAATATTACTATTCTACAGATAATAAAAAGGACAGACGAAAATATCCACCTGTCCTTTGTAATTGTTATTCATAATATAAAATTCATTTTTAGTTTTAACTTAAATAAGGCAGTATACTTTCTATCTGTTCTTCTGTAAAGACGCTCTTAGATATTCCTACACTGTCATCATACCCCATATTCTCACTTTCTCTTAGATTTTTAATCTGGGATTTTTCTATTACAACATCTACTACTGACAAATCCACACCATCATTGTTAAGTTCTCCTATACATCTGTGAAGTATTCTAGTGATTACCGACTCAGGATTATCCACTAAATTTTCGTAAGAAATTATTTCCCCCCAGTTAACATCTCTAATGTTATCTTCAAAAATTCTGTACCTAATTAATCCAGCTTGACCACTGAAAAAATTTTCGAAGGTTAATTCTGGATGTCTTTTTAGATCGGACAAATAACAAACTGCGAAACAATCTAAAGGATCTCTAACAATTTTAATGTTCTGTTCCGGATCAAGTCTCCATAAAATGTTAGCGTCAGTATCATGATCCATACCATCCACACCCAAATGAGTTGGAACTAGAGGATGGAATCCATAGTCACTACTATTGAAAGCAGCTTCTACTGAAGATTTACCTGTAACTCCGTACTTTTCAATAATGTACTGACCGACTAAAGAAGCAACTAAAAAGGCGCCTCCTTCTGGATAACTTACAGCAAATCTTGAACGCTGTTCTTGTGTTTTCATAGAATTTTCCTCGTTAGTTCTTCTACGTTTGACCTTTAAGAAAGGTATTTTCTAATACTATTTATAAAAATAACCAACTATATATCAACATTTTCACAAGTTTTCTGGGTTTTGGAAATCTTTTAAATCAAATTCAGTTCCATGCATTTTCATAAGATCTCTTTCGTGATTGGTGTATACTAACACTTCCGGATCATCAATAAGGAAATCACAACCTTTACAAAAATCTGGATAGTTTCCGGAAGTATGTTGTTCTCTCAGTTCGGTATATTGAGGACCATTCCATATCTCTTCTATAGTGTTGTCTTCCATATGTCCCAATACAGCCTCAGTATCTCTACCAAGAACTTGACAACAAGGATGAACCGCACCCTTCTTACCATCCAATCCACCAGCGCGAATGACCACATCAGGAGAAAATGGACGACCACATGTTTTTACTGAACCTGACCTAACACCCACATCCTCAATATCTTGCACACCAGACCAGTTGTGCATTTTCCATATCTCAGTTTTTACACCCAGTTCATCGACAATTCTTTTATACTGTTCTAACTCTTGATCGATATTTTTATTATCAGTGATGAGATGATATGTAGAAATTACACAATCAGAACCACTAGAATTAACATACTCTACCATTTCCTCAATATTCTGACGAATACCAGCGTATGTCCCTCCTACTGCATTGTGCATCCATTTAGTGTAGTCTTCTTGGTTTGAACCAATGAAGGAGAATCTATAAAAATCAAGACCGGCATCAACACAATCTCTCATGTACTTACCTTCCATTTTAAATCCATTAGAAAAGATAAAACATTTAGCTCCGTATTTTTTAACAACTTTAATGAACTCAGGAAGTTTCTTTTGCATAGTTGCTTCACCGGAACCGTCTAAATTTATAACTCTTACTCCGTATTTCGCACAGTCGGCTACATAACTTTCAAACTCTTCAAGTTTCATCATACGACGAAACCCTTTGTCTCTGCCACCCTCACGCAAATCTTGTGGACACATACTACAAGAGTAATTGCAGCCACCCACAATCTCTATTACAGCTCTGTCTAT